TCATTTGGCGGAATACCTTCTGTTGGTTCAGTTAAGGCATAAACACCAAAAGCAGTTTGATTGAATATATCTACATTGTCTAACTTAGTCCATTGTGTCATCATATAATTGTCAGCAGGATGGATTGCATTGTTACTAGACATCACTTCACCTCACATTCGACCATCAGTTCAGTTAAACATGCGACCAAGTTCAATTCTTGATCAGCGACGAAAGCGGCTTGATACTGATACTTGGCAAGAGTAACCACAGCCATTGGAACACTCTCGGCTTTTAGATACACACAAAGGTTATCATAGATCGATCTAAAGATACGGCTCTGGTCAATGTCAGAGTTATTAACAACCCATTTACGCATGGTTGAAAAGTCTTTGTCCTTGAGAGCCTTGATTAGATCATCAAGTTTCCTTACTGATTCAACTTGACTAAGAACACCAGCATCAATGTTTCCAGAAGTAGAATACCTTTGCAACTCGTTAAGAGTCCTACGATAGTCTGGGAAGTAGCGTTGGACAATCTTTCCCAATACATCTTTGTCATATGTAATACCTTCTTCAGTAAGAATGTTAGCGAGACGCTTAAACATCTGTGCTGCCATCTTTGCCTTTTCATCACCTTTCAATGCAAAGTCAATGACGGAACAACGAGAATGTAGAGCATCAATCAAGCGGGCTTTAAAGTTGCAAGTGAAGATGAAAGAACAATTCTCGCTAAACTCTTCAATTGCACCACGCAAGCCAGCCTGTGCTTCTGGTGTAAGATAATCAGCCTCATCGAGAATGATAACCTTACGGCCACCAGTCAATGAAACTGTAGAAGCATAGCCTTTGATCTTCGTGCGAAGAGTATCGATACCTCTTTCATCAGAACTATTGATGAATAGAAAGTTGCAACCAATCTCTTCGCACATTGCTTTGGCGACTGTGGTTTTGCCACAGCCAGCCGTACCTGTTAGCATCAAGTTAGGGATATCACCCTTTGTCACATAATCCTGAAACACCTTCTTCAAGCGATCAGGCAAAATACAATCCTCGATTTTGTGAGGACGGTATTTCTCAACATAAAGATATTCACTCATTAAGAAGCCGTCTTTCTCATAACCTCATCATAGAAAGATTCAAAGGTGTTGTTCTCTTCAATCTCTTCGTTAAAGTTAGCCTTGAAATAGGCTTTGGCCATACGACGAATAAGACGCTTATCAACACCTAGTTTACCATTTGTCTCAGTAAGGATCTCTTTCTGTAGTTCTCGCTCGGCACCAGCCCGTGTCATGCTGTCATTCAATTCAATGATAGCTTTGCGTAGAACTTTCTTATCTTCTGCGGTAAGAGCCTCGATGTTCATCGTTGGGCTGTTATGTCCAATCATACTCATTAGTTCACCTCGATTACTGCGCCGGGATTGATACAAACAACATGAGAGGCTGGAATGCCACCAGCATCTCTACATCTATCTCTCCATGCGGCTTCTTCAAAACTAACATACACATCACCAATCAAGAAGATTAGCAAAGCTGTCATCAACATAAGATATGCTAGATCGAATGTTCTACCCATCATTTTGTCTCCAGAGCAATAAAGTATTTTAGTGTGTTGGAAGCATTCCCAAACTTAGCAAATGCACCCTTCTGAATTTCAACGTTGTAATCATTAGGAAGTAGCTTGAGATTGTCTGTCTTGAATGAAGCAGTAAAGTCTTGACCAGCATACTCACCGATCTTGATTGTACCACTGTTAGATGTATCGTTTGCCCGCTCATGGATCTTCAAAAGCAACGAACCATTCTTACCAACAACAGAGAGATTAGGAAGGTTGTTCATCGTAGCAACCTTGATTAGCTTCTGTAGTGTTTCATTTGGCAATGAAAACTTAACATCTACACTCTTTAGAACAAGTTCTTTATCTGGTGGTGTAATGATTAGATTGGCAGAACATGCACGGTAATCAAATGATAGTTCACCATCATCTAACGTAACGGCTTCTTTGTTGAATGTTAGTTCTGGATTACGCAACGTGGTAAGATTACCTAGAAACTGATTAAGATCATAGATACCAAACTCAGTTGGAATATCATCTTCTAGGGTTGCTTCAACAAGAATGGATTTCTCTGGTGAGATAGTCTTTTGTGTCTTGCCGGAACTTAGAACAACACCACTATTGATAGAGGCAAAGTTCTTTAGCACCGCTACGGTATTATCACTTAGTTTCATTATATACTCCTGTTTCAAACTGGATGATGCATTATTGTAATGCGTTTCTCTTCTAATGTCAATGTTGTTTTGACATTATTTTTCAGGTCGTCTAATGTTCCTTCATTAACTATCATGTAGTCAGGAACTGTATCATTCCAAGCTGTTTCAGATATGTGCATCTTGGAAAGTTCATCAGGTGTTGGATCGAGTCCTCTTTTAACACGAACTATGGCACCGCCGACACTCCGAACAAAAGCGATCTCATTCGGAAAACGAACGTCAGTGATAACCACATCTTCATATCCCTGAATGCGTTTTTCTAAAGCCGCAATCCAGATGTTATCTGCGATACCATGCCGACATGCTTCTGTGCCAAACTTTTGTAGAATTAATCTCGGTGTGACTTCGTAACCAAACTTGTGTGACCACCAGGGATCGACACGTTCACGAAAAGCTCTTGAGGCATTACTATCACCTTCAAGTAAGCCACGAGGCCATACAAAGATTTGTGCAACAGCATCTTTCAATGCATCAGCGAAAGCAAACTGGTGATACCCATGTTCTCTAACTAGGATATCACCAACACTGCCCTTGCCGGAACCGATGAAACCGACAAGTCCAATTATCATCGTAGGTTACCGCTCAATGCTGCTACGGCTGGAAGATCGCCCTGGAAGCCATATGTGCCAACGTGAGTTGTCTTCATCCATGGGCATAACCAAATTTTGATACCGATCTTACGTGACCACTGGCAGAACATATAATCTTCTGAAAGATAACGATGGGATTCTGGATCAATTACAGTATCAAAGAACGCATGAATGTAACGTGAACCATCAAAGTTAGCCTGACCAATATGATCTGGCTTATAGTTCAATTCTGGATATGCTTCTTTGAACTTGTCAAACACTTCACGCTTGACCATCATGTAACCTGTACCAATCTCCATAACCTCGACTGGCTCTGTTACACGGAAAGATGTTGTACCAGGAACTGGATTGAACACAAAGTCACCTGTGATCTGATCTAGTTCACTTGCGTTAAAACCATCACGCAACTTAATCTTGTCACCATCAATCGTGCTATTCTTCTGAATGGCATTGACAATGTTAGACCAGTTGATTGATTTCTTAGGATAAGGGCCACCGATGATATCACGATCAAGAGCTAGGAGTGCTAGAACATCTTGAGGGTTAAAGTTAATGTCGGCATCGATGAATAGTAGATGGGTGCACCCTGAGCGTAGAAATTCATCTACTAAGTAATTTCGTGCTCTTGTAATTAGTGACTCGTTAAAGATAAATGAGAAGCGGCATTCAATACCATACTGAATACAGATAGCTTGAAGATCAAGACAGGCTTTAGCATAAAGACCAAGGCACTGTCCACCATAACAAGGTGTGGCGACAAACAGCTTTTTCTTTCTCAAGTCATCGGTTGAAATTTTGATTTCCATATTATTCTCCATACGACAAAAGCGCAGCACCCATTACAGGTGCCACGCTCTTATATAGTGTGCTATATTTTATTAGCCGGCAAAGCGATAGAAAGCTGTGCGCTTACCATTTACATTGCGATAGTTGGTATAGATCGTGTAAGTCTCACGTAGGTCATAGATACGCTTGCCAACGTTCTCATAAGGAACCTTAGCAAGGTTGGCAAGACGAGTAGCGGTGATACCCGCACCCTTTGTGTGCTTACGGAGGACTGTTTCAATCTTTTCCATCTGCGTCTTAGTAGCCATTATATATTTACTCCATTTTAAAGTTTATCGGTGTTGGTGGTCGTGAAAGGAAAGGGCCTGTGTATAACCACCAACACCATTTTATTATACACAGGTATTCTGGTATGTCAAGAGATCATTTCTTTGAACTCTTCAATATAGTCGACACTCGCCTGTTCCACCACAGGAGTCGGATCAACCGTTTCATCAACCTTCTTATAAAGTTCAAGAAAAGAGTTTTTCGTATCAACATCAAAACGATTAAGGCAAAGTTCAATAGCCTTCATTTTGTTTTGGTTGAAGATAGCAAACGCTTCACAAATATGAACCAGACGACGGGTAGAGATGATTTCTGACAAAGCACCTTCATAGAAGGACTTGCGAATAACATCTGCCCAAGTAACCAGCTTGTCAACGAACTCTGGATTGTTAATACCAGAAGCACCAAGAACATTGCTAAGGATCTTTGACTCAACTTTTGAAGCAGGATATTCTTGTTCCATTGTAATGCTGAAACGCTCAAGGAACGCTTCATTCATAACGTTGGTACCGATGAACCGACCATCGTCAGAACCTTTACCTTTAGTGTTAGCAGTAGCAATGACATTGAAGCCAGTAGTTGGATGAACAACCCGATTGGTCTTTTTTAGATAGACCGACTTACCTTCGAGCACTGGCTGAAGGCACATAAGTTTGTTTGAACCGAGATCAACCTCGTCCAGTAGTAATACGGCACCACGAGACATAGCAGTAATAACAGGACCGTCCTGCCATACTGTTTCACCATTGACAAGTCGGAAACCACCAATAAGGTCATCTTCATCAGTCTCAATTGTAATGTTGACACGAACCATTTCACGCTTTTCGGAAGCGCAGATTTGCTCAATCATCATGGTCTTACCGTTACCAGAAAGACCAGTAATGTAAGTAGGATAAAACTTACGTGACTTGATAATAGAACGGACATCATTGAAATGACCGAACGGAACATAACCAGAGGCTTTCTCAGGAATAAGAGAAACCTCAGCATCGGTAGAAACAACCGAAGGAGCAACCATAGCAATCTTAACAGCAGGCTCGGCTACAACTTTAGCAGCCTTAGCCTTGACTGGCTTAGGTGCAATAACAACAGGTGCTGCATCAACACCATTTTCAGTAATAGCATAAACGCCACGAGCAATCTGGCGAGTTGGATCTTTACGCAACCACGTAGGAAACGGAAGATTATATTTATCGCAAATAGTTTTGATTTGGGAACGATTGATTTGGCGAACTGCACCAAGCTCAAAACGAACTTTGTCGAGGAATTCAGAACGGGAGCTAGACATATCGAACATACCTTTCACGTTTTTCGATTATGGATATATTATAGAGGGTAATGAGGGAGATGTCAACCCCCTCATAAGTTATTGTTTTCTAAGCTACCTTTTTAGAATGACCAGCGATCCTTTCCGAGAATTGACGGAGCAGAACCCTGTTTACAGTCTTCTTTTGAGTAAACTTGGTGAAAGCGGAAACCATCTTTTTAGTGGTCATTTTCTTATCACCAGAGTTATCAATCTCCAACTCGTTCTTTGTGTTACGGAGAGCATTGGAGTCAATGATGTAATATTCATCATAACCAGCACTCCGAATAGGATAATATTTGTTCTCATTCCAATACTTGCGGGCTTTAACGAAAGCCTCTGGGTTATAGTTTGAGATGTTAAATGCACTATCCAGTTTTTTGAAGGAACGATCAAAGAGATAGAAGCCTACAAGATTGCAACCTGTATTGTCCTTGATGATACGCAACAAGGTATTGGTATTGCTTTCTGTGTAACCCCAACCATATGGATGCCAGTCATATGTTTTGCGAGTAGCAGGATCAACATAGAAATACTTACGGTTCTGACCATGAACACGTGGAGTAGTTTCATTCTTGATACCAGATGATGGATTGGACTCACCATCGGTAAGAACAATCACATTGGTGATTTCAACTTTGTTACGTGCCTTGAAATCGTTAATGATTTTAGGAGCAATCATCAATGCTTCATTCAAAGGCGTACCACCCATACCATCACAGTGAATGTTACCACCATTACCAAGATGCCACAAACAGGTCATAGCAAAATTAAACTCTTCGGTGTTCATACGTGAAGAGAGAAAGTTGCGTAGGACAAGATTACCAGTGCCAATCACGTTATCACCGTTGAGAGCGGAGAAAGGATGGTCAGCATTACTATCTTTGAAAGCATAGACCTCGAAAGGAACACCAATCTGTTTACAGAATA